GAGCGTGCCCTTCTCTATCACCACCGTGCCAGGGGGAACTTTCTCGGGCGGGGCATACCGCACACCTGGAGCAACAGCGGCGTCACACTTCAGCGCCAGGGCCGACGCATCGTCCTCGGGTTTTGCCAGGTGGAGCACACCTTCCTCGTCTCCCAGCAAAACGTATTCGTCCAGGGTTGCCAACAGCGTTAACATTGCGCCTCCTATCGTATTCTCGGTTGCGTTGGACGTAGACACAGCTTGTAAAGCGCCCAAACCAGGGCGTCCACCCTGTCCGGGCTAGTGTTCCCCTCGCTCGGTACCCACTGGCACAACTGGTCTTCAAGCTCCGGGAAGGAACCCAGGTGGTGAACCTTGCCCTGTTCGTACAGCATTGACACCGGCTCCGCTCGAGCCTTCTTACCCCTGCTGGCGTGTACCTCGCAAACCATCACGTTCGGGTTCTCGTTTTTGAGAACATACTTGACCATTTCCCCACCCTGGTTCGTCTCGGCCACAATGTAGTCGGCGTCCGTTCTCGCGTAAGCCGCCACCGCCTGAGCGCCCCATTCGTGGGGAGTACCGTTAATTGAACTGTCATCCAGTATGTAGGCGTGACCGTCCACGCCCAAACCGGCCACCACAATTCCGCACTCGTCTCCACCTGCCGTTCCGGGCGGGTCAACGCCCACGACAATACTGGTGAGTTCAGGGAGCTTGTTAACCCGCAACCTGTCCAGTTGTGAACGAGACCAAAGCGCGTCCGGGTTGTCTGCCAGCACTTCCCCTTCAAGCTCCTGCCGACCCAGTGTGGTTCCTTCATACTTGGCGATAACCTGCTGCTTGAACGTCGGGGCCAGGTAGGGAAGATTATCCCAGGTGCGCCCCCTGGTTATAACCGTGGTGCTCTGTGCCATAAGTTCCTTCAACTGCTTCACCGGTTTGGGCGTTGTGGAGATGAACACCCTGGGGTCTGCTCCCAACCGGAGACCGAACAAGAGGTTGCTCCAGGTGTCTTCCAGGTACTTCCACGAACACCACTCGTCACACCACGCCAAGTCAAATTGCGGGCCTCGGAGCACGTCCGGCTCAAAACTTGTGAAGGTCATAGCGTAAGCGCCGTTCGGCCATTCCAGTCGTCGCCGGGACGGGTTCCACTCCGGAGAGTTCCAGGGAGGGCAGACGCTTTGTAGTCCGCTTTCCCCTTCTACCATCACGTCTCGAGCATCGGCAGGGGTTCGAGACACCAAAGCCACCCGAGACGCCCGACCAGTTTCAATACACCACCGAACCCACTCCGCGCCTGCTCGTGTTTTACCGAACCCTCTACCTGCCAACAGGAGCCACACAAGCCACCGGCCTTCCGGGGGCAACTGGTCTTTCCTGGCCCACACCCCCCGCCAGTCATAGGCGAAGGCACAAGCGTCAGCTTTGGGAAGCTCCCCCCTCAGCGCCTGTTCCCGAATCCTCCTGAGTGCCTCGGTAGGCAAGGATTCTATCAATGTACTCACTGAACTTCGTCGCCCCCCTCTCAATCCCCTCAAAGGACTTGTCGCCAGTGGGGTCAGTCGGGGCCACCTTCAGCGGAGCGTCCACGCCAAGAATCTTACAGCGCCGCTCGATACACCACTGGACGCCCTCCAGGTAGCGCTTGTCCCCCACCTTGTCCTCTGTCGTCAACACCTGTTCCGCGGGGGTCTCCTGAACAAACCGCGTCGTACCATCAGCGTCCGTAACCGACTTGGTGATGGTTCCCCTGGCCCGTAGGCTCTTGCGCCGCGCCTCTTGACACGAGCGCTCCCAGGCCGCCCAGTACGTTCTCTCCAGGGCGTCAATCTTGGCCAGTTCCCGCGCCTTCAGGGCCGCCACATTTCCAGTCGCCTGTTTCAGCCACTCACCATGCAACGCCTTCAGGTCGCGTGACACCTGGGCCTGGGAAAGCCCTATCTGTTCGTGAATTTCCCACTGTGTCTTCCCGGACAGGTACAGGCTACTTATCCGCAACCTGTCGCGCATCACCTGTGACCTGCTTCTGTGGGTGCCCTTCGGTTGTACGCCCATGTTTATCCTCTCAATCTATGCACATGACCATCCAACTTGTGGCCGCCGCGCAACCTGGCCAGCATTTCCTCCATGTGCCGAATCGCCGCCGCCCTGTCCGTGAAAGGGGTTCCATCCGCGAACGCCCCACAAGCGTCCCACCGAGTGTTCCAGTCCGTCGCGGGGCCGTTCGTCTCACCATACAGGCGGCACTTGTGAAACTTCTTGGCCAGCGCCACCACCTTCAGGCAAGCGCAATCGCCGCACTTCCTGTCTGGCCCTTTTCCATACACGACGAGCATATGGGCGTGGCGTAGCTCACGCCTGGCCATGGCTCTGCCTTGGTTTCCACAGTTCACACGCCTGCCGTCTAATTTCCAGGTCGGAAATCGCCATCTCCGGACAAGCGTAGGCCAGTGGCCCCACATGCCGAGCATGGTCACAGGTGCCGCACAGCCGCTCTACAGGTTTGGCCGTTCGCCTGTCGGAATCGGGGTACGTCTCGATGACGCGCCAAATGCCGCCCAGGGGCCACTTCGTGACACGTTTCAGGCCCTCTTGATAGATGCAGAACAGGGGGCCTTTCGTGTACGTGCTCGTGACGTTGAAGTAGACAATCGGCTTGCTCGTCTCGTTCAGCCACACTTCCACGACCAGGGGTTCACTCTCCATGGTTTCCTCCTATCGCGATTCTCAGCGCCACTTCGGGGGTAGTAGCCCCGCCAGCCGACTCCAGGCCACGAAACACCCCCCATGCGTTACGGCCGCACCGCCTGACAGACACCCCCTCCGGCAACTGCAGGAACAGCGCCCCCACCTCAGCTTCGGGCCTCATGGCCGTGATGGTGTCACAAAGGGCGATGACTTGCTCCCTCGCGATTGTAGACCAGGCCCGCTCCTCTGCCATGCGCCGAATCGTCGCTACCTCTTGTTCCGTCACCCTCGGCATCTTACGACCCCCTTGGAATTGAGGCGAATGGTGTCCAAACAAGAAGCGTCCCGTTCGTCAGCCAAGGCATTCGCCTTTGCTTCCGCTTCCGCCCTGGTGCCAATGAACTCATCCGCGAGGATAACCTGTTCGCCGCCCTCGCGCTCCAGGATAAGCTCCCACCGCCGAGCCGCCACGGGTTGCCAGTCTGGCCCAAGAATCTCGAGGCGCCCATTCTCCGCCGAGAGCCGGACGCCACAGAAGGGGCAGAAGGTAATAGGGGTTCCATCCTCCACGCCACTCAGTTCCCACTTCGTGGGTGCGCCCCTCCTCTCCAAAGAAATGACCCCCTTGTCGCTCGTGTTCTCCGCGCACTCATGCGTCCACCGCTCCCAGGTTCTCGCCACCTGTTCCGCCATGGCTACTTCACCTGCAGACAGGAAATTGTCGTGCCGCCCACGCTACTTCCATAATAGAAGTAGCAGTAGACGCCGACCTCTTTGTCCCAACAGCGCCGCCAGTAGTTCGAGAGCCAGGTACACTCCGGGTTCTCGGTTGTCTCGACGTTCTTGACAACCGCGGCAGGAGGCCCATCATCACAGGCCACAAGCGCCAGCGCCAACAGAACAACCGCCAAGAGCCGCTTCATTTCTATCCTCCTCCCCGCCGTGTGAGGCGGGCCTTGTCAAACCACTTGCGGAACTGCTCCGGAGTGGTCAGGCGAAAAGCCAAGTCCGTTCCATCCTCAAAGCCCCGCCGCTCCTTCGGCCGCAACAGGCCAGGGTACATTCCCAACAGGGCCTCACAATCCTTCCGCCGTTGCGCCTGGCGAGCGCCCGCGTATGGCCCCTGGCCGCCCTCAGTGAACGTCAGGGCGTCATGCCAGAACCAGTTATTTACCACGACCCCGCCGTACAGGCGATGGTTCTCCGCCGAAGCGTAGTAGTCGTCAAGCCCTATGTCGCGCCGTGGCCGAAACAGGCCGTCCTTCTTGTACATGGCCAGCGCCCCCGGAACGAACCCCCCATACCGCCAGTGCTTTCCCCGGAAATAGTGGTTGTCCGTTGAAGAAACGCCGCACAAGTGGAACCCGCGCACACTGGCCCGCGCCACCATTTCGGGGGCCAGTTCTCGGAAGAATTGCGCCCCGGAACATGGCTCACTGAACACCGCCTTCCAGTAGGCCCTGTCTTTCGTCTGTGTCGGTAGCTCCTGGAGCGGGTACAGGTCGTCGCGAACACGAGTGGGGTGCCGGAAGTCGTCGTCGAGGATGGCCACCCACTCCCCGCTCTCCGCCAGCGATTCCAGGATGAAGGCAATTTGGGCCGCCCCGCCCAAAGGCCCCGACGGCTCACCACTGACAATTACCACGCCTGGGTCAATCGTCCTGTTCTTACAGTACGCCGCCCGCTCGGCCTCGGAATGCACCACGATGCGGAAGTCCACCCCCGACAGCCAAAGATGCGTCGAGATGGTTTGCGCCCGCCCGAAGGAACGAATGAATACCCTCATGGGGCCACCCGGAACCGCGTTTCCTCTGTCAAGTCTAGCTCCTTGTGGTGAAAGCGTATGAGCCACCCCTGGCTCTTATACACCCGCTTGATGACGAGCGCCTTCTGGCCAGGGGGCGAATGCTCTACAGTGTACTTTGCGCCCCACTTCTCGAGCCGCGACGGTAAAAGCGCCCTGTTCTTCTTCACAAAGCCCGCCGGAAGTTCCAAGTACCTTCCAGCCCGCGCCAGGGCCGGAGCGTCAGCCACAAGTATATGCTCAGGGTGAACCAGGCCCACAGGGCACCAAACCTCGTCGCTCTGCTCGTCCAGGGCCTGGGCCAGCCAGGCGTGAATCCTGTCTGCGGTGAAATACGTTCCCTCCCGCCACTTGGGGTAGGCCGGAGCGTAAAAGTTAGAAGCGACAACCTCCACCCCGAACAGCCGTAGCCCCGCGCTCTCCCCCGCGGCATTCCCGCTATTCCGCAACACCGTGAGGACGCGAACCTTGTGGCCAGCCGCCAGCAACTGCGACAGGTAGCCCCCCATGGACAACCAGGCGTCGTCGTTATGCGGCTCCACGACCGTGACCCTCATAAGCCCCCCACAAGCGCCCTGTCGGCCACCGTCGGGGGAGGCAACTTGGGTAACAGGCCGCTACGCATGCCAGACCCCACGTTACACCACCGACAGGGAGCGAACCCCCTGTCCTTTGCTCCGAGCATCCGCCTGGCCGCCATAAGTCGCTCACCGCCCCACACCCGCGCCAGGTCGGCCGCCAGTACGTTACCGCAAATGTACTCGCGCCGGAAGTCCATGCAACAGAGCGGAACCGCGCCATCGTAGTGAACCACAAGCTCCCGAAAAGGGAGCGTACAAGTCTTGGCCAGTGGGGCCGCCACTGGCCCGACAAGTGGGCTACTCCCCGCGTGGTTCTCCAGCTTCCTTGTGCTCTTCACGTCGTGCATCTTCATCAGGTCTTCCATCAAGACGATGACGTGGCCCCGCCCGCCATGGTTTGTCCATGGTGAGAAGGTTTCAGCATAGAAGTCAACCACCCGCCAAAAGGTCTGCCCCCTGGCCCAGGCCACGAGCATTTCGCGCAACTCCGGGCCGTATGGCTCATACAGGTCAACGATGAGGACGTTCAGCCGCCGCAACTCCGGCTCCAGCGCCCGCCACCCGCGCAAAAAGGCCGTGCCGTTCGTTGTCATCATCAGTTGCGTTTGCGGGAGGGCCGCCCGGAAGATACCCACAAGTTCGGGCCACTCCGGATTGAGTAGTGGTTCGCCCCTCATGGCGAACTCCACCCGCGCCCGCGGGGCGAACCGCGATAGTTGCGAGGCGAGATGGTTCGCCGTGCCACGCGTCATGAAGTGGTACTCATTCCTGGCCAGGGGCAGGGCATTTACGCCGCACATGGGGCATCGAAGGTTACACCCCAGGGTAAGCTCCACCTGGACGCAATATGGCCTATGGACAGTACTTGTAGACGACGTCGCCATGTTCGTCCTTCTCACGGAGCGGATAGAGAATCCCGCCGAAGTACTGGTATGGCCCCTTTCCGCTCTTGACACTGTTCCACTGGAACCGCATCCACTCCTTCATAGAGAAGCCGTGCCACTTGGCCCGCGCCTCCTCGCCCAAAGTGTTGAAGCCCTCCGCCTTTTCCCACACGACAGGCTCCGCCCAGTCCAGGCCGTCCGCGAAGTCGCTCCAATGAACCAGGCCCTTCTCTTTCGCTATGAGTAGCGCCCTGGTGAACTGGCTCCGCTGATAGTTCCATTCCTCCGGAAGGCCGCAACAGGAAGCGCCATCACAAAGCTCTTTCCCCTGGGCGTCACTGACGAAGAAGCGCATGCCGAGGGAGTGGGCCTTGTCGCGGGCCTTCTCGAACCAGGGTATTTTCAGTTCGCGACTGAGACGCATGTAACCGCCGTGGCGTAGGGAACCCTTTACATACAGGTCGTGGAGGTCAAGCCCCGCCACCCGCCCAATCTCACGAAGCCGCCTGGCCGCCAGCACCGCCCTCCTCTCGATGCAGAGGAATTCTGTGCTTACCGCCGTAGCGCCACTGTTCGCCGCGTTCGTGAGCAGGGCCTCCAGGGTCTTGTCTGTGACCCCTGGGATGAAGGGCCTCATGCGAAGAATGACAGGAACGCCCAGGGCCGCGATTCGGGCCATGGCCGCGTAGCGTTCCCTGGGGGATGGGGCCTTCACCTCTATACGGGCCGCCGCGTGTTCGTCGTCCGTGATGATGGAGAACATGACAGCAAAGTGCTTCCCCGCGCCACGGAAAAGCTCCATGTAGCGCTCGTCCTCCGTCCACCAGGTTCCCTTCGTGGAGAAGCGAACAGGGTATTCCCTCTCACGTAGAAACTGAATGAGCGGGAGGCCCACCCCCAACTGCCGCTCAAAGTCACAGAACGGGTCGCCCAGGCCGCCCCACTGCATCGCTATCTTCTTCTTGACATAGACGCCAAACTGGGAGCTATCCGGCTCCGTCCAGATTCTCTTGAACGCCTCAGGGTTCACCCACCGGACGTTGCCCGACAGGTAGTTCGCCTTGGAGCCGCCAATGGCCCTCTGAAAGAAGGAGAAGCAGTACAGGCACCGATATGAACAGGTCGAGAATTGGTCAAACGTCATCGGCATGGAGCAGTCAAGTATCTCGCCGCTCCACCTGGGGGACGTGTACCACCCGCTACTCGGCCGCGGGAAGGAAGCCAGTGATGTCGGCATAACGCACCCTCACGCGTTCTGTATTTTCTTCCAGACCGAAGCTCCGCTTCAGATGGTTCAGTTCCTCCACCGTTTCACACCGGATAATGAGCCGAAGCCCTTCCTGCGGCTCCGCGATGCCCTCCACGTTCGCGAGGCCATGGGTGTCGCCTGGCATGAAGGCCGTCATGGAATCCACGTCCTCAGGCGACCAGCCCACCCCGTCCAGCTTCTGGCCTTCCGCCAGGGCGTTCTGCAACAGCTTGGAAAGTTCGTCATAGTCCCACCCGCCAAGCTCATTCGTCCTGTTCAGGGCCGTGGCCAGCAGGGGTTCCTCTTTCTCGTCTATGTCCACTTGGAGGAACTCCGCCTTCCACACGTCGCCATCGGCAACCACCCTGGCCGGAGGCGCCATCCCCGCCAGCTTCATCTTCCTCAGCGCCTCCAGGCGCCCGTTACCGTCCAGGACGTTTCCGGTTCGCCTGTTCCACCCAATCACGTCTATGTAACCCCACCGTTGCATGGACGCGATGATGGCCCCAATGTCATGCTCCTTGGGGTTCTGGCCCATCAGCTTTACGGAAGCTATGTCCAGCCACACCGTATTCCCTTTTTCCATGTCACCCCCTCAGTGTCTTGACCTCGGACTTTGTCCTCTCAATCTGGCTCACGATTTCCACCGCCACGCCAGGGTACAGCAACTTCACAGCCGCCGAAACCGCCCTGGCCTCCCGAAGAGACGGAAAGGGCCGCCCGCTGACAGAATGCCTCAGCGCCTCCAGGGCCGCCAGGTTCTGTGACGTCACCCTCAGATTGTACTTCTTCTCACTCATCTTTCCCAACCTCCTTCTCCCTCCATTCCATCGCACAGTTCACGTCCGAAACCAACTTGGCCCCCCAGGCGCCAAACTGCGCCAGGGCCAATTCCGCCGCCCTGCCCATGCGGATTGTGGCCGCATCGAGACCCGCCCAAAATACCTGAAACTTCTTCCTGCACCCGACGCACCGCGCAACAGGCGGCATGTACTCCGCCTCCAGCCCGCAAAATGGACAGAACACCCGCGCCGCCTTTTGCCGCACCAGTTCGCCCATTTTCATGCCTCGCCGCCATTTTTCTTCCACCCCGCCAGGACAACCGCCTGGCGCACCAGGGCCAGCGCCGCGCCACTCTGCACCATTTTGGGGGTCACAAGCAAAAGCCTCCACCCCGTCATCGTCGCGAGATTGAACTTTTCTATGTCCCGGACAATTCCAGCGCCAGTGCCATGCGCCCCCCTCGGCAACTGGCCACAGGCCGGACACCGTTTTGCGCCAGGCTTGCTCCATACCCCGCCCTGTATCTCAACCCCCAGGCGCAACCCTGGCCAGGCCAAGTCCATCTCATACTTCCGCACAGGCAGGAACCGATAATCTTCCTTGGGGGCCGGAAGGCCAGCCGCCACAATTTGGGCCACAAGGGGTATGGGTTGTTTCTTCATTTGGCCTCCTGGAATCAGTATACATGCCCCGCCATTTTTGTCAACTTATGTTCCCACAACTTGGGCCATTCCCGTCCACCTGGCGCAGGTAACAGGTAACAACCCCCCTAGAGAGAGGGGTTGTTAGTTACCCCTCTCCTCGTCGGGGGTGCGCTTATCAGTGGTTTACAGCCTGTTAGTAACAACCTGTTAGAGACAAGGCGCCCATTTTGTAACCAATTTGTAACCGAAAAGATACCCAAAAACCCTTGACAAAAAAGCCCTTCCTTGATATAATGGGTCAGGATAAGGAAAGGGAGACACCAAATGGCCACCATCACCAGACACGCGGAATACAGGTTCACCACCAGGACAGCAGGAAGCTTCCACATCAGCCGCGACCAGGCGCTCTCCCTCCTCGCCCAGGTTCCCAATAACTACTCCGGAACCATCATCATCGCCCGCTTCCGCCAAATGGTCTACGACGAAGAGACAGGTTCCAATGGCCATCTGCTCTGCGGGATTTGCCGCCAGGGAAACGTCACCACCATTTACCTCCGCCGAATCGGCCAGACGAACCAGATGCCCACAGTTTGGGAGCGGGGCCAGGTTCGGTCAGCCAACTACCTCAGCTAGAAAGGGGAGCCACATGACACACCAAATCATCACGGACAGAGGGGTCTTCCAGTACGTCAACGCCTGGCGCCGCGTCGGGGATTCCGCCCAAGCCCGAACCACCATGGCCCTGATTGACGAAATGAACTCCCCCCTCGCAGAACACACGCAGAGGGAGCGCCTGGCCCTTGGGAACCTGGCTTGCGCCATGGTCAACCCTGACAACCAGGGAAAGGCCACTATGGTCACCGTGGTTGAGGCCGCCCGCCAGGTTGTCACCATCGGCCTTCGGAACGGGGGCCTTCAGGCCCTGGTGCGCGAACTGGCCAGCGTCGAAACCATTACAGAGAGAGGGAGGTAACCCATG